ACTAACTGCAAACGACGAACGTTTCGCACTCGCCGCTTAATCCGGTGAGCCTTGCAACAGCACGCTGATGGGCTGGGCAAGGGGGCCGCAAGGCCTCCCGGCTGCAAGGTTATTTACGTCAGCTGGTTCTTGGCCGGGTACCTTGGCACGGAACGAGATTCAAGGGTACTGGCGTCCGGTATAGCGTGCGACTGCGCGATACCGGAAGCGAGATCCAAAACAGACCGCTAAACATGTAGATCTGCCCGAAGAAGGCTTGCGGACGCGGGTTCAATTCCCGCCAGCTCCACCACTCCAAACACCGCCACACTCTGGAATCCCCAGGCTGTGGCGGTTTTTCTTTGCCTTTCGGTGTGCTGTGGTGTCCTGCGATTCACACCGATTTCACACCGAATTCACACCGGTCGGGAATTTCCCACGATGCGCAATTCAGGCTTGGGCTTCTGATAGTCCTCCCGGATGAACCTTCCGTAGGTGCGGAAAACCATCTCCACGTCCTCATGGCCGAGCTGGGCGGCGACGTACCAGGGGTTGTGCCCAGCGGTCAGGAGGGTTGAGGCGTAGGTGTGCCGGACTTGGTAGGGGTTGCGGTACTCGATGCCGGCTCGGGCGCAGAGCGGAACCCAGAAGGTCTTGCGCACCTGGGCGTCGGTGGTCCATGGCTTCCCGTTGCGCGGGTTGAGCCAGATCCTGGCACCCTTGGCTTCGGACAGCAGGCGTTGAGCCTTGAGCGCCGCGATGGAGCTGGCGTCCAGGTCCACATCGCGGATGCCTGCCGCAGTCTTCGGCGCCTTGACGACGCCCGCCACCTGGTTGATCTCGATCCTGGCCACGCCCCGGTCCCAGTCGATGTGCCTCCACTCCAGCGCCTGCAGCTCGCCAGGCCGCAGGCCGGTTCCAAACCAGAACTGGAGCATTGGGCGCTCGTCCGGCCGGCAGGCCTCCAGCAGCGCCGATCGCTCGGCCGCCGTGAACGGACTGACCACGTAGTCGCTCGCCTTCGAGGTCTGGCGGATCAGCTTGGTCAGCGCGATGCGATCGAATGGGTTGAAGTCGATGAGCTCGTCATTGAGGGCGTCATCGAACACGCTGCGCAGGGGGGTCAGCATGTTGCGGATGGCCTTGCTGGTGCAATCCATGTCGGACACCCATTCGCGGACCATGCTGGGCGTTACCTCCCGGACCTGCAGGCCGTGCCAGCGGCGCATGCGCTGCCCGGTGATGGCCTTGCGGTATCCGACGTAGGTAGATGGCGAGAGCTTGGTGTTGGCCACCTGGCGCTCGTAGGTCTCCAGCTGCTTGGTCAGCAGCGCCTCCATGAGCGTGCTGTCCTTCTTCGGTGCGGCCGCGCGCGGGCTGTCGGGGAAGTAGTCGGCGTACTTGAAGCTGCCATCCGAAATCTTGCGGCGGATCTCGTCGCGCAGGGCGGCGGCGCGCTGGATGCTTGTTTTGTTGATGGGGCAGGGCGGGAGCAATTCCCGGCACTGCTCGCCATCTAGCGAGAACGCGATCTGCAGCCGGTCGCCCGCCACGAACTGGCGGATCTTCACGCCCGGCGGCGTTGCTGGTGGAGCTGGTCGTTGATCCATTGGTCTGCGGCCTTGATGTTGACGTACAGGCGTCGGGCGATGACGGCAACCTGTTGCCCCTCCTTCCAGACGCCGCTTTTCTTGCGCTGCTTCACCGTTTCACGGGTGACGCCCGTCAGGTCCTGGTACTTGCTGGCCAAGACCCATTCGGGCTGTGGCGCCACTGTGCCGCCGGCTTCTGGCACACCTGTTACGAAATGTGTGTCGTTCCGGGCGTGATTTTTGGTCGTGGTCATGGTGTATTCCTCCGGTGCTCGCGTGCTGCGCGTCCGTATTTATCGGCCAGCGTGGAACCGGCCGCTGCGTAGTTCTTCCCCCCCAGGTGCACCAGGTCGGGCTGGGGTTCTGGCGTCCAGGTGCAGAAGCCATCGGGGCCAATGACGCCGCCCTGCTGCGCCCACTGGGTGACGGCGGACCAGAATGGAGAGCGGGGCCCGGGCTGGCTGTCGGCTGGGTCGCCTCGCTGGTTTGTGGCTGCAGGCCCGCAGAACGGGTGCATCTCGAAGTGCCAGATTCGGCCGGTGGCGTCCTTGATCTGGCGGTCGGGGCCGCCGTAGGAGATGTGGATGAGCTTCATGTTCGCCGCATTTCTGTAAGGTGGCGCGCTGCAGCGCGCTCGATGGTCCCGGCCACGGCCGCGCGTGCGTTGCGCTCCATGCGAGGAATGAAGTCGGCGCTGTGCTGGTGCAGCAGCTCCAGGCCGACCAGCACATCCGGGTGCATGGCCAGCACGTCCTGCGCAGGATCGAGAAACTGGTTCTTCTCGTAGCAGATCACGCCGCACATGCCGAAGATGACGCGGCCAGAAAAGCCCGGCGCCGTGCGCAGCAGCTCGGCCAGGCTGTTGTAGAGGGCCTGCAGGTGGCCCGCGTCGTCGCAGTCGAAATCGTCTTCGAGGTCGTTGATCGACTTCGGACCTTCGGTTGGCCACGGGCCGCCGAAACGGGTGTCGATGGTGTTCAGGATGCCCAGCAGATCCATGCCGGCATCCAGATCGCGCCTGGAGGGTTTGGCCATCTTCATGCTGCACCGCCTTCCTGCCCCATGGGCTTCATGAAAACCAGCCAGTGGGTTTTGAGTCCTCGGCCTGTTTTCTGACCGAACAACGGTGCCTCCGGCGTGAGTGCCAGCACTTCGGACAGCTTCACCTGTGTCTCGTTCCACTTGAACACCAGCACGCCTCCGGGCTCCAACACACGGAAGCACTCGGAAAATCCCTTGCGCAGGTCGTCTCGCCAGTCTTTTCCCAGCTTTCCGTACTTCGCCGCAAGCCATGAGCGCGGACCAGCGCGCTCAAGGTGCGGGGGGTCGAACGCTACCAGCTTGAACCGGCCATCGGGAAACGGCAGGGCGCGGAAGTCCATAAGCTTGTCGGGCGTGATGAGCATGGTTCGCGTGCCGTCTTCGCGGTGCGAGCGGTCCGTGACCACGATGGTTTCGTTGCGCTTGTCCCCGAAGATCGCGAGCGGGTCTGCCTTGTTGAACCACATCATGCGGACACCGCAGCACGGGTCCAGGACGTGGGCTGATTCTTTGGTCATTGCTTCTTTCCTCCCCTGGGCTTGATCCAGGTGAAATGCGGGGGCATGCCCGCGGATTGGTATGTGGCCCACAGCGGCGCCCCCGTGGGGCAGCGCTGCAGGGTTGGCGCCGGCCGCCTGGCAGGTTCCGCAGGCGGCGGCGTGAAGCTGGTAGGCCTTGTCGGCGGCGTACCAGTCGGGCGTGGCGCTCATGGCGCGGGGTAACCATCCAAGGTGCGGCCGTCCAGCAGGCGGCCTGCGGCCTTCTTGCCGACGCGCCAGCTACTTACACCGTTTTCCCACTCGCATTCATGGAAGTACTCGTTTGGGTCAGCGATTTGAGGCGAATGGAGTGCGGCGGCGTCGATGTTGAAGTCATCGATCCACTCACCCCACTGCTTGAACAGGAAGGGAACGCCAGCGGCTTCGCACTGGTCGCGCAGGCTGCGGGCCCAGTCTGGGGACATGGGGCGCGCGCCGGGGCCGCTTTCGCCGCCGACGATCACCCAGTCGATGCCAGCGTGCATTGGGCCGGTAGGGCCGTCGCTCAGGTTGACGCCGTACCAGTCTTCAAAGTCCTCGATCCAGCTTTCAGAGGTATCGCGCCACAGTTCGATTGCCTCTTCCCAGGTGTCGGGCTTTAAGGCGTTGATTTCGCCTTCGCCGTGCGGAATGCTGCGCAGATTCACTGCGCCCAGCAGCGGCTCCATGCTCAGGAAGCGCACGCGCGCGGGCACTTGCAGCAGCTTTGGTATGTCGCGGTCGGCCTCGGCCTGGTTCACGATGGTGGCGCCGATCCACAGGTTTGGCAGAACCTGGCCATCGCCACCGACCGGCAGGCCCCAACCGTTGACGTTGCCAATCCGTTTCGTCAGTAGCAACCAGTCCAGGTTCGGCGTGGCCCTGATGAGGTCGTAGAGATCGAGGCGCCACTGCTGATCCACCGCGTTGTCGAACACATCGGCCAGGCTGGCGCAGAAAACGCGCTGGCGGCGCCCATGCTGTGCCATGAAGGCATCGGCCCGGTCGTTCCAGCGCAGCGGCAGGCTCCAGTTCGCGGCGCTCGTGCGGCGGCGCGGTGCACCGGGGCCCCAGTTGATGGCCTGGCCACCAGCGAAGCGCGCATTGCGGGCTTCGGCGTAGCAGTGGTCGCACCCGGGGCCTACCTTCTGGCAGCCTTCCCATGGATTGAATGTGTGATCGCACCACTCGATGTTGGTGTTTTCGGACATGAGGACTCCCATGAAAAAAGCTGCAAGCCCTTTAACAATAAGCGCATGCAGCTATAAATAACGTAGCAAAAAAGAACCCCGCTCTGTGGCGGGGCTGGTGGTGGGGTGGATGGCGTCAGGGCTTGGCCGTGGCGGCGTCGATCACCGCTCGCACATGCCCGCGCATCGTCTCGCGGCCCTTCTCAGGCATGTGGTCCCACGGGTAATCGAAGCTGGCGGCGAGCACCTTCGCCGCGGCTTCTAGCTGCCCGGTGGTCAGCGCCTTGCGCGCCACGGGCTGCGGTGCTGCTGCGAGCATGGCTGCATACACCTCACCGTAGATGCCTTCCTCGATGCGCAGCACCTCGGCGCTTACGTTCTTGTAGACAGCCGCACCGTTCGCATACTTGACGGCTGCAGCCTTCATGTCCCCGGTGGCCTCCACCGGCACCAGCGCATACCCGGCGGGCGCCTGCTGCGCGCCCCAGCGGGCGAGGACTGCGCGGGCGAAGCGGATTGCTTCTTCGGCCCCGACCTCGAACTCCCATAAAGTTTCCTTTGGGATGAGGGCTGCAATCTCGGCGTCTGTCGGCGCCAGGGGTGTGGTGTCAGCCATGGTTCGGCTCCTGCACGTTGATCGCGTACACCGTCACCGGCTCGGGGCCGAAGTGCGGGTGCGTGATGGTTTTGATGGTGTAGCCCTGCCAGGGCCGGATGATGCGGCGCGATTCGTCGCCGCGCTTCGGGTAGCCCAGGGTCAGTACGATGCGGTCGTACAGCCCGAAAGGCGAGGCCAAGCGCTTCTGCCAGTACGGCGTGCAGAGCCTGTATTCCTCGGTCTTCGATCCGTCCCGGATGGCCTCGAAATACTCTCGCTTGAGCGGTAGCACGAGGTCAGTCATTGGAGGACTCCTTTGCGATCTGCGCGGCACGCCGCATCTGCTTGACAACGGCGCTCAAGACCGATTCCGGGAACTGCACGCGGCGGCCTTCCTGCTCGAGCCACAGCTCGTGGCTGTCGTCGTTGGGGTAGAAGCCGACAGAGATAGGGCCGGTGAATCGCTCCCCGGTGAACACCTGCACGTCGATCTGCGCTGTCACAGCCTCGGCGCGCGGGATGAACTCGGTAACGGTGGCGGTGTGGGTGTCAGCCATGGCGCCGGCCCCATTGAGCTGTGCGGGAACGAATTTCGGCGGCACATCCGTAGCCGTTGACCTCGTGGCCGCTGTCCTCGATCTGCTCGCACAGTTTGGCGCACGCCTCGCGCTCGCGCTCCGCTACTGCGAAAGCGAACATTTCCAGCTTCGCCACATTGACCGGCACCGGGTGCGCCCCGTTCGGCTGAATGAACGCTTCGCGTGCCATGCTGATGACTTCGTCGCGTGTCATCACTTGCCCTCCTGTGCTGTGCGGGCGGCGTCGGCGCGGTCCATGCGCTCCAGCTCGGCCAGAATGAGGGCGCCGGACTTGACCAGCGCGCGGCGGGGCGGACACGGCTTGAAAGTCCAATCAGCAGGCCATGGGTCTGACGTGTTTGGCGGGCTAACGGTGTCGTTGTCCATCGTCAGGGCGTCATCAATCCCCGTAGCAATGGCCTGGATGTGGTTGGATGCGGCGACTGCATAGCCCGCCGCCGCGTAGCACAGCTCCCCCTCATCGTGTTCGTCGTCGTGCCCAGGCGTCCATCCTTCGGCATTGATTTGGCGCTGCCGCTCTGCCAGCACGTCGCGGGCGGCCTGGGTCAGCGCATCCCCCTGCGCAGCGGGCGAGGGCTGCGGTGCTGTCTTTACATCATGTGTAAAGGTGGTAAACGCATTCACAAGCATGCGCTTCATGAAATCAAATTCTTCCTGCTCATCCGGCTCATAAGCCAGCTTGAATAGCTGATTTCCGATCTTGAAGTGCATGTGCGTACCGGACATTCCAAACTCAACGCCGTATTGGTTCGGCTGGTTTTCTCGGTCGGTCAACGCTTGCGCGAGGTGTTGCGCCTCCTGCTGGGGCGCAGGAATCCTTTGCGCTTCACCGCCCCTGGCAATCACAGCTTCCGCGCGCTCGACGGCATCGCGCATCGCAGCAGCCCTGTCGCGCCCGGTGGATACCTCGTAAGCGCTGGGCGAGCCCGGCATGCTGGACTGAGCACACCCGCCGTAGAAGCGAAGTGTCATGCCAAGTCTTGCGGCGGTCCTGAACGCCTTGCCGTCCACATCCTCTGTGGTCTCCTGCTGGGGTGCTGGCTGGGTGGTGGGCGCGGCGGCAAGTGCTGTGCGGACGATGGATTCAAGCTCCGCATGCGCACTTCGCTTCTGGTTCATGCTTCCTGATATGTGGGCGTCTCGGAAGTCATAGGCCGCACCAAGAATCGCTCCAACCATCGGATCGCTCGGCCCCGCTACAGCGGCAGGCGTTGCCATCACGAGCGGGTCGCCCATGCCAGCGGCGTAAGCATCACGAGCGCGCTGCTTGTCGGATTTGTGCGCGGGGGTGTATGCGTCGTACCAACTCTCGAACGCACTGTCCCCGACGCGCAGTTCAGGTGTGCTGTCCTTGTAGGCAGGCGCTGGCTGTGCGGCACGCATGGCGCGGTCTGCGTCACGGACGGCATCACGGCATTCGTTCCAGCCAATCACCCACATGGCCCGGTCGCTTAGGTTGAGCTGCTGCGGACCGTTGTTCATGTCCTTGATTTCAGGCAGCGCCGGATACTCGCCCGCAGGCTCCGCAATCCGGTGCAGGCACTGCCGGCCGCGCAGCGCCTCCACGCCGCCGGCGCCGATGCTGTCCGCCCAGCTCTCCAGCGCATCGGCTGCGGCCATGCTCTCGTCGTAGGCGGCCTTGGCTTCCGGCTCTCCGGTCCAGTCGTGGCCCGTGGCGGCCAGGGTGTGGCAGTTCTTGAGTTCCTCGGCGCCTTCGCGCAGCAGCCGGCAGGCGATGGCGATTGGGTTTGTGCTCATGTCGGATTCCTGAAATGAAGAAGCCCGCTCGGGGCGGGCTCTGGGTGCTGTAATACTGTGGAGATCGCACAGGAGGGATGCATGAACGATGGATTGATCATGGGTCACCAGTTCCAATTCGAGCTCGAAGGGAAGATGCGCCATGCGCTCATCTCCTTTGACGCCCTACGGGACTGCTTTGGAGGCGCTGGACGGCCTCATGCTGCGACGTATGCGGAAAACGCCGGAGAAATCAACCGCAAGGCGGCAGAAATCTCCCGGCGCAACGAGCATCGGAACCCACTTCTCCTTGTCACAGCAGACTTCAAGAAGCCTGATGCGTGATCCCAATTAGCGTTCTCTGAACGCAGCCACGGCGCGCCGCTGGATCGCGGTGACAACCAGCCGCGCGCGCGGCTCGCGGAACCAGCTGCGCACCTTGTTGATGCTCCGGGACACCTCGGACTCGCATTCCTCGCGCCCGGGCCTGCCGGGCGGCCAGGTGGCGAGCTGCAATGCGGCGTCAAGCGCGCGGCGGCGCCACAGCCGGCGCCGGAGGATCAGGCGCTTCGTGTTGCCTTTCAGGCGTGGTTTTTGCGGGGGGGGGCTGGCGGTCATGCAATCACCTTTCGCGCGCCATCGGCGCCCATGTGTCTGACGATCCCGGCCTTTTCCATCTCATCCAGCAGCCTGGCGGCGCGGTTGTAGCCAATGCGCAGATGGCGCTGCACCAGGGAAATGCTCGCCTTGTTGTGCTTGCGCACGGTGTCTAGCGCTTGCTGGTACATGGGGTCGGGGCCGCCACCGTTGAAATAGGGGTCTGGCGGAGGCTCCGCGACGGCAGCAACGGGCGTGGACACCACAGCCGGCGCAGCGCTGCGAACGCCGCTCTCGGCCTCGCCCCCCAGCGACTCGATCAGATCCGGGATCAGCTTCGACAGCTCGCCCGTGGCAATCGCCACGTCGGTGTCGAACCCGCCTTCATCGCTGCCACGGTCCTCGAAAACCGTGTCCAGGAACTGCAGCTTGCGCACCTGCAGGCCCTCGGTCAGCAGGAACGAAACCCGGTCGTCCCAGGTCATCGCCAACTTGGTGGGCAGCTTGCCAGCGTCGATGTGGGCCTGTACCTCGGCAATGTCCAGCGGGTGGCGGCCGTAGCGCACCACTGCCTTTTCTTCGCTGGCGCTCTTGAGTTCGCACTCGCGGTCCACGGTGAAGCCCGCGGGCGGCTCCTGCTCCTTGAGCCAGTGCGCCATGGCCGCCTGCGGCGAGGTCTGCGTGTTCAGCAGCGCCACGGCAAAGCCGGGCGGCAGCAGCTCCACCAGGCAGCTCACCACCTCGTCGGCGCGGGCCTGGCTGGAGGTATCGAGCACCAGCAGGCGGGCGGCCGGGTCGATCCACACCCAGGTCGCGGCCTGTTTCGTGAAGGCCATGGGCAGCAGATCCAGCTTGGCCTCGTCCTTGAGCTCGCGGGTTTCCTTCTTGCCGGGCTTGCGGCCGGTTTCCTTTTCGATGCGTTCGGCCTTCTCCTTGACCTTGCGCGCCAGCACGCTGGCGGGGATGGCCTTGGTTTCGGTCATCAGGCGAGCAATCCACTGGCCGCCGATGCTCTCGACCAGGGCGCCGTGTTCCTCGCCGCGTGGCGGGACAAAGCCGTAGCTGCGCTCCTGCGTGGTGCCGCATTCAGTGAACGGGAGTTTCTGCAGCGCTTCTTCGGCGGCCTGCAGGTCGAGTGCCCAGCCTTGGGCGATGCGGTAAACGGTCAAGTTCTTGAACATGGGGCGTCCAGAAGAATGCCGGCGCGTGGCCGGCTGGTTGCAGGGTGGTGATTGGCGCTTACAGCGCGCCGCCCTCGGTGTCGTCAGCGGGTAGGTGCTCGACCTTGGGCGCCGGGAACTTGTCGAAAGCCATGGGCTTGATGCGCTCGCCGAAGAACGCTCCCTTGGACTCGGACGCCATGAACGCGGCGTGCAGCTCCGGTGACACACCGGAGTAGTGGTAGATGTGGCCCGGGCCGCGCGTGAACGTGCATGCCAGGGTCTGGGTGGCGGCGTCGTAGCCGATGGCGCGGACCTGATTCGATTCCACCGGCACCATGGGGATGTGCTGGTAGGGCTTGTCGGTGAAGGCTGCGGGGGCGGTGTATTGGCGGGGCATATGGCTCCTTTGGGCGAAAGAATGCCCGCACGGTTGCGGGCTTGGTGTTTGGTCAGGCGCTGCGGCGCGCCATCGGCACAAGCCCGCTCCATGGGCTCGACCTGGCTGCGCCTGAGCGCAGCTTGCGATCCACGGCGAACCGCGCACGATTGCGCCGGTAGTAGTTGCGGCGGCGGGCCACAACATGCTCCCGGCTGAACTCCGGGCGCTTGGCGTCAGGCCCTGGGCCAGCCGCGTAGACGGCGGCCTCGCGGCCCTGAATGCCGATCTGCTGCCGGTAGCGGACGATGCGGAAGAACTTGCCCGGGTGGTTCGCGCGGGCCGTGGTGATGCATGCATCGACCCGGTTGCGGTGCCATCCGAGGTGTTCGATCAGCTCAGACACGCTCATCGGCCCGCACTCTTTCAGCGCGGCGGTGATGGCGTCGCGGGTGTCTGGTGCGCGCGGCATCAGGCTGCCTCTGCCTTTGCCGTTGCCGCCTCCATGGCCCGGGTGGCGATGGCACGGCAGAGCGCGGGGAACTGCGCGGCATGGAAGTGCACCGCCGCGCGCACCTTGGTGGCCGTGAAGCCAAGCGCCTCGATGCCAGCGGCGTCCAGCTTGATCGGCGACAGCCGGGCGTTGATCTGGCCCAGTGTGATGGTGTCGTCCGGGTCGATCTCCGGTGCTGCTGCGGCGCTGGCCTGGGCGGCACCGATGATCTGTCGTGCGTCGAGCCCGGCAACGGCCTTGGCGCGCTGCTCGGCGACCAGGCCGCTCAGGTCTGCTGCCACCGGCTGTGCGATCTGGTTCTGCTGGGCTGCCCGGGCGATGGCGGCCTGTGCGTCGCGCGCTTCGGCTTCCAGCTTCTCGCGGGACTCACGGTCGGCGCGCTCCTGTTCCTCGCGGCGGATGCGCTCGCGCTCGGCCTCTTGGCGCTGCTGTTCGGCCGTCACGCGGTTGGCGATGATGGCGGCTAGGTCGTCGGGGGCCTTGAGCACCAGCGCGGCGGCATCGTGCACCACCAGCACGCTGGCCTGCAGCGCCTTCACGTTGGCGTGGATGCGGTTGGCGATGTTGCTGGCCTCGATCTTGGCGCGCGCCAGCTCGGTGTTTACCGCATCGCGCAGGCTGTCCAGCGTGCGCTTGCCTTTCACCGCCCCGGCGAAGTCGGCGGGCACCTGGGGCATGTAGGCAGCTGGCATGGCCGCGTTCAGTTCGGCGATGTGCTTGCGCAGCGCAGCGATGCCACCGGCCACGATCTCGCCCCGGATTTCCTCCTTGCGGGCCTTCACCAGCCTGTCCAGCTCCAGCCGCGTGCGGCGGGCCTCGGCGCTGATGTCGTCGATGGTGCGGAACAGCTCGTCAATGGTGGCCGTCTGGCTCAGGGCGTGCTCCTTGGCGGCGGCCAGGCGGGATTCCACGTCCGCGCACCACTTCACAGCGCTCTCTGCCGTGGCGAAATCCTGGTCGGTGGTCAGCTCGCGGTTGATGCTGCCAATCACCTGCAGGGCGTGGGCCTTGTACTCGGGCAGGTTGCTTGCGGTGACGGCCCCCGTTACCTGGATCAGCAGCGCGGGCAGGTTCTCTGGGGTCTTGCCCACCACTGGGGTGGGCTTGGCCTCGGGCGGCACCCAGGCAGCCACGTCGCGCTCGAACTGCTCCCAGCCGGCCAGGATGCGCGCGCGCAGTTCCGGGTTGGGCGTGTACCAGCAGTGGCGTGCCTCGATGAGGGTGCCGTCATCGGCCCAATCGGATGCGGTGAACAACTCCTTTTCGCAGCCTGATACGGCGCACTGCTGTTCCATCTGGACTTGGTAGTCCATCGGCAGATCGGCGCCCGTGCAACCCTCTACCATGGCGGCGCGCAGACGGGCGTTCAGGCGCTTGTGCTCCCAGCCCTTGTCTTCGAGCATGGTCAAGCCGTCGAAGCTTGCTGACAGGCGGCCCTCGGAGCCCGTCACCGGGTAGAGGTCTTCGCCCATGATGGCCTCTGCCAGCGGGCGGGCCAGGGCCTCGAAGCGGTGGCCGCTGTCGTACAGGCGCTGGGTGGCGGGATCTACCTCGGGGACGATGCCCGTGGCGCGCTCGGCGATCAGCTGGTCTCGCGTCTTGTACGGGCTGCAGCCCATCATGGCCGGGGCATCGCTGGCGTTGTCGTGGGAGGCGCGGTAGGCATGCCATTCCGGGGTGCCCTGGCGCAGGTCGTGGGTAATCATGGGATTTCCTTCAAAATGGGCTCCAGCGCTTTACCGAAAAGCGCTGGAAGCTATGCAATTGATAGCGATCACTGCGGCGCCAAGGCGGAAGCTCGCGTGTCGTAGATGGCGGCCAACTCGGCGCGCTGCTGCGGGTCAACGATTTCGCCGATCAGGTCGGCCGCAATGCCAAGTGCGTCCACGTCGGCGGCGGCATGCAGGCGCTCGGCAACTGCGGCAAAGGTGAACTGCTGCGCCGGTTCGCCCTTGGGCTGCACATCGGTGACGGGCGACGCGATCGGCGCCCGGATGGCGTCGATCTGCTCTTGCGTCAGCGTGCCCTTGGTCTTGGCCTTGGCGATCACTGCATCTGCTGTGGCCTTGTTTGCGGCGATGGCAGCGCGCCAGGCCGGCAGGTTCTTGGAGAACTGGTCGGCGGGGTAGGCGGGGAGTGCAGCGGGCGCGGCCGGCTCCACGCGCTCGACAGGCCCCATGTGGCGCTCGGCGGGCGTGTCCATCACTTCCTCTGCCACAGGCAGGCCCTTGAGCACATCGGGGAACACGTCGCGCACGGCGAAGGCGCGCGCCCGCATCTGGCGCATGCGCTTGGGGTACTGCGTCCACGGCCCTTGCTTGCCCAGCAGGCCGGCCGCCTTGGCGTCCTCCATGCTGAACGTGCGGAACTGCTCGGGCTCGCCACGGCGCTTGACCTTGCAGGTGGCGGTATGGCCATCGTCTTCCTCGATGATGTACTCGCAGAGCGGGCTGGAGCGCACCAGGGCGATCACGGCATCCCCCCAGAGGGATGGCCGGCCGTTGATGACGGCGATGTTCTGCATGGCCTGCAGGGGTTTGAGGCCGATTTCCATTCCCCACTGGATGGCGACAAGGCAGTTCCCGGGCTTGCCCTTGAAGTCCTTGGGCACCATGTCGCTGTCGGCGAGGTAGTTGCTGAACGTCAGGGCCTGCTCGAAAGTCTGCGGGCTCAGGTCGAATTGTTGGCGCGGGGCCAGGGCGGTGGAATCAGTCATGCAAACCTCAGTTGGTGGTTGTCGTAGATGGTCTTGGCGGGCCGCTTGAGCCCGTTGCGTTGGCCCACATGCCACTGGCCGCACTCGGCGCAGCGGTAGGGAGCGAGCGGCGCTTCGGTGCGGCGCCGGGCGCGCTTTGCTGCGGCCTGGGCGGTTTTCAAGGTGTGCACGACCTTGCCGGTGGGGCATTCGTCCATGGCTTCATACTCCGTAGATGCGGACCAGGGCCAGGGCGGTGCACACGGCGGCGGTGGCGAGCCAGGCGGTGAAGGCGGCGGCGAGCTTCATGGTGCCCCGCCAGCGACGCGCGTCGGCTGGTCAACATGCCGCAGACACTGCAGCGTTTTCGAGTCGATCCAATCCGGCGTGGCGTTCGGACCGCAGACTTGCTGCCCGGCCCATTCCCGGCTGGCGATGGCCTCGGCTTCTTCCTGCGCGGCTTGCGCTGCAGCTGTCGGCGTGTTGCCGAGCTGGCGCGCGTCGTCGGCCTGCGCCCAGAAGAACACGGCAAACACGGCCAGCAGCGCGGCCAGGGTGTTGAGGTTGGGTCGGTCGGTCATACGGGCTCCAAAAACTGTCTCGGTTGGCGGGTGGCTTCAATCTCGATGGCCTCAACGTCCGCAGCGGGCAGGAGGTAGAGGATGTCCACGCCGCGCAGGTAGGCTGCGCAAAGCGTCACCTGCTCGGCCCAGCCAGCTTCCGGCTCCGCGTCTTCCCATTGCAAATGGCAGTCCAGCGCGCCCAGCTTCTTGTGCAGGTGGACATGCAGGAACTGGCCGGCGGGGCAGCGTGGGGCGTCGAAGCTCGCAAGCGCGGCCCGCAGGTGCTGCGTTGCGTGCATCACCGGGGCTGAACGAAAGCCCGGCGGCACGATGCCCGCAAGGGCCTGCTGCATGGTCGGATGGAGGTAATCCATGGGTATCTCCTGTGGGCGTAAAAAAGCCCGCTGGGTGCGGGCTTGGTGAATCAGAAGGGGATTCCGTCGTCTGGCTGGTATCGCTGCCAGTGGGGCCGCGTCAGCGGGTCGTCGTGCTGCGGGTGCTGATCCCACAGCTCGCGCCAGCGGCGGACAAGGGCGGGCTCACCGTGGTACATGAACCCGTACCCGTCATAGACGCGGGCCTCGCGATGCGCGCGGCGGTAGAGGGCGCGCGTCCAGCGGAACTTGCGGGCCATGGTTCAGCCCTGCTGCAGTTCCGGGGCTGCTTGCGCCGCCTGCTTCGCCTTGTCGTAGGCCTTGATGCCCCACGCGATGGCGTAGCAGTTCCACAGGAAATCGAACTTGAAGACGCGGCAGTCCCACTCCCAGCAGTCCTCCATGTTGAAACCCGGTACTTCATCGCAGCGGAAGTCGCGGGCTGCGTCGTAGGCGCGAATCGAGCCGTCATCGGCAAGTGCGAGCACCTCATCTTTCAGCGCCGCCCAGAGCGCATCCCGATGCTCTTCAAATTGGCGGCGGTCGGCATCGGTGGTCCATTCGTCGTCGTCGGGTTGATTGCTCTCCTTCCAGCTGTCGAAAGCCTCTTGGACATGCTGGCGGAAGCTGTCGGCGCAGTATTCCTGGGCATCGCGTGGCGCCGGGGCGCGCAGCTTTTCGTCCCAGTAGCTGGGGTTGATCGCCAACTGGTCGGCGCGGCCCGTTCGGTCGTAGTGCTCCTGATCCGTGCGGAAGAACACGAACATGTCATGCAGGCGGCGGAACACGAAGGTGCCCATGTCTCCATCAACACACAGGGTTCCGGGCCAAGTGATGATGTCGAACCAGTAGGCGTTCGATTCGGGATTCTTGAATCGCAAATGGCGGTTCACGCCGTCATCGCGCAGCACTTCCATCTGGTGGGCTGCAGCATCTTTGAGGAATCGTTCCTCGGTGCAGGAATACTTGCGGGCCATGGGAACTCCGAATAAAAAAGCCCCGACTGGCGGGGCGAACCCCTGCGCAAGGCAGGAGGGGAGGGAGAGGTGCAGGGCTCTCACCTGCTGCGCACACGGCCAGGAACCCCCGACCCGCTCTTGATGGTTACGGCTACCTTCACCGCGACGTACCGAAGCCACTCGCAAACGCAGCCAGGCCAGCCGTTGGAACCGCCTGCGGGGAGTGGGCAACTTTGAACGGGACGGGTACTAGCCGGCCAGATCCAGTCATGGCAACCATCATTGAAGCGCCCTGAGCCGTTACGAACTCTCAGACCCCTAGAGCCAGTGGACACGCTGCAGCGTGCTACCCACCTCCCTTGCGCACTACGCCTATTCGCCGCGCTTCAATGATGGTCCTGGCCTCTGGCGCCAGGAGACGGATCACTATCCGCACCACTTCGGCTATCAAGTACACCGCGCCGCTCGGTGGAAAGGTTCCAGCCATTTGCCCCTGGCTGGCCCGGCTTGACCACGGGCAGTGCGGGGTGGGGTTGTTGGTCCGCGTCTTTCCGTGGTGTCAGATGGGCCGCGCGTCCGCGCTGGATGACTCCGCATGAACCCTTGCGGGCTCAACCTCCATCAAGGAGGCGCGCTGCGTTTCCAAACTACCCCTACCGGAGTCGAACCGATCCGCACGGCCCCTGCGAGCCGTCCCGTGGGCGCCGGAATCGACCCGGCGTGCAACGCGCTTTCTTGATGGCCCTCGTGAGAGGGCATCCACCGCATTTCTTCCCCGGTCTGTCACCCCAGGGCATGCGGCCCGCGTTTTTGCGCGGAGCCGTTGGGCAGGGAATGGCGCACTCGATTGCGCGCCGCTGTGCCCAGCGTTGATGCCTTGCGTGTCTTGGATGGCATCCCCTCACCCAGCTCTCTCGCCGCTGGTGCGCGCCCACTACCCATTCAAGGGCTGCCGTTTGATGCCCGAAATTCGGACGTCAAACAATCCGCAGGTATGACGGTGTTAAGGAGCCATGACGGCCCCACGCTGATGCGCCATGAGCCCATCACTCCAACTGCTGCAGCCCTCGGGCCTGGAACCCCTCGCGTCTCCGGTCGGCGTGGCCCTGTGTGCGTCTGGGCCGGTTCGTTTCGCGTTGTTGGTGCGATGGGTGAAGTATCGGCGTGCCGATATGAATTGTCAAGCGGTTTGCCGATAATTCACTACACTCCCTCCACGCCCATCCCGGGCGGGCAACAAAAAACCGCCTCAAGGGCGGTTTGGTTGGGCGGGGTGCTGAGGCTACTCAGATGCGTTGAAATCCATGTCGATGGTGTCGCCAAACCTTGGGTGAATGGCGTTGACATTGCGCTTGAAGTCGTCCGGCGTCTTGGATAGCTTCATGATGGTCACAACGGATGAAAGGTGCTCGCGAAGCTTCGGATGGCCCGCGTCTTGGGTGAGCCACTGATGCAGCTTCGCCTTCTTCTCCGCCTTGGAGGATGCCTTTTTCAACTCAGGCAGCAGTTCAGGCGCCAGCCGTGAATACACCACATCGTTGGTGATGTGCCCGAAAAATGCGGGGCGCCATGACTTGTTGCCTACAGGCGGGTAGGGGAGCTTGTACAGGCGAAACAAGTTCTCGTAGTAGTCCGCAGGAAATGTCTTGAGATAGGGCTGAATTTCCTTCGCAACGAACGCCTCCAGAATCTTCGCCAGTGCGTCTTTGGCGCGGTCGCGCTGGTATCCGGTGGCCTCATCGACCAGCGCGACGATGCCGACCCGAGCCAGGCCGCGCGTTAGGATTTCTGCCTGCTGTGCTTTGGCAAGCTGCTGTTTTTGCAGGGCCCCAGCTTGGCGGGCATCTAGCCACACGTCGCAGACTGCTGGCAGCAATTCCGCGTTGTATGCGCGGACCACTCGGTCGCCGTCAAGGTACTCTAGTAACTCAAGGGGCCCACCGCCTAAGTGCTTGTCAATAAATGGTTTGAGCTGACCTGGGGCCAGAAAAAGCGGCAAAGGGGCCCCGTCATCTTCTGCGCGCTTTTTCAACCGCTTGGACGCTCCGCTACGACTGCCCAACAAGGCATTGGTGATGCCGTTCTCAGTGATGACGCGGATGGGCTCGCCGCTGGGCCCTTCGATCACTGCGCATGGAATGGGCACCCCACCAAGGTTGAGGTCGTCACCTTTCTTGATGATGCGCGGCATGGCCGCTTTGGCCTTGCGTGCTGCCACCGCTTTCTCGGCGATTTCTTTGCGACGTTCGGGCGACAGGCTTGCGGCGCGTGCTGCAGCTCCTTTGGCTTTTCCGGTGGGTGTGTTCATGGGATGCGCTTTCGTGGTGAATGTGCGCGCATATTACTTGCATTTAGTTTATTTGCAAGAACTATCTTGCATTTAGCGTCCTGCGCCACTCCCACGGCGCCACAGTCTCAACGCTCCACAGCCCGCGCCGCGCAGCTTGAGCCTCATCCTGCAGCCCGCCCAGGTGCTCATACCCCTTCCCATACCGCACGTAGTACCAGGCCAGCCCGGAGCGCACTTGCTCTGTCGCCGCGTCCTGGCCCTGGCACGCCACATCCGCCACGGTGCGCCCGTAGCGGTCCTTGGTCTTGGGGGTGATGGTGGCCTGTTGCTGGAAGCAGAGTTTTGCCAGGTGCTGGCGTGCCACCTGCCCGAAGGGCTGAGCCTTCTCTGGTGCGTCGATGGCGCTGATGCGGATCTTGAGCTGCTCGTAGGCACCTGGTTCGCCGCAACGGGCCGTCAAGGTGTCGCCGTCGCTGATTGCAACGACGAAGCAGAACACCGCCGGAGCGATGACGCTCACGCAAATCTCTCGATCGCTCGTTCCTTTGCCCAATCGAAAAACTCGTCCGTCCATCCGTCGGTGACTCGAAAGGAGTGCGACGGGAACTCTACTTCGAGGCGCCACTTGAGCCAGTCGTTCAGCCTAGAGAACTCCGGGTAGCCTGGCCAAAAGTTCTTTGAGAACACGCGCCACTCCAGCAGGGACATCTGTGAATCGGTTTTCATCCCGCGCACCTTGACCCATTCTTTGAGGATCAAGGCCAACGTCCTTTCTGGCGAAAGCGACGCCCCTGCAGCAGAAAGCCCCATCTGATACAGGCGAGCCTGCCCAGAGCCGTGCGGCGCAATTCCGAGCGGATTGACCTTCCTTTGCAGGAGGCTCGTGAATTGGGTGACGTTGGAGTCCAGCGCCCCTGAAATGCTCTTGAACAATCCCATGATGCCTCGCGTTTGATTCCTACCCGTCTTCCCACTTCCCCAGCACCGTGCCGATGATGCTGAAACTCTCGCGGATGGGCTCGTGGGACGGGTTCAGCGGCTGCAGCCACTGGCGGCCGTCCTCGTTCTTGTAGACCTTGAACGTCACCTCGTCGGTGCCAGAAAGGCAGGCCACCACACGGTCGCCGTTGACCGGTGTGCGCCGCTCTGGGTCCACGAAGATGAAGCAGCCTTCGGGGTAGCTCCTGCTGTTGCCGTGGGGGGCGGTCATCGAGTCGCCGCGCACGCGCAGAGCGAAGGTGTTCGCGCTGTGGCTGACGGGGCAGTCCATCCAGCGGTCGGCCTGGCCAGGGAGGTGAGGGTCTGCGGCGTGGCACCAGTCACCAGCCTGAACCCAGGAAATGAGCGGCACTTTCCCGCGCAAGTCGGGGCCGGGCTCGGTGTTGGCCAGGTCGGTGGTGGTGCTGCGCATTGACCCTGTGCCGTCAGAAAGCCACATCACCGATACACCACACGCTTCAGCCAAGTTTGCGACACGGGCCGACCCATAGCCCGATTTCTCCAATTCTGCGAGGGTGGACTGACCGATGCCGGCAGCCTTCGCCAACTGCACTTGCGTCAGTTTCGCGGCTTTTCTGGCCTCTTTGAGTCGTTTCCCGAAGTCGGTAGTCATTGCGCACAGATTACGGGCAACCGATACAGGCAAACCGCTTGCGTAAATATCGGCAAAACGATACATTGCGGGTTATGCAATGGAAAGATTTCATCAACTCCCTGCTGCGCCACGGACTCACCCAAAAGCAGATTGCTGCTGAGGTTGGATGTGGGCAAGCGACTATTTCCGATCTCGCCACAGGGAAGGCGCGCGAACCGCGCGGGTCTCTGGCTCTGGCGCTCGTTCAGCTTGGAGCGCGCAACGGCGTTAGTTCTGATGCCGTGATCGCGCCAACCGACCCAACCCCCTCCGAAGCTAAGGAGTCCACCTAAATGCGCGCCGCCATGACGCAAGGCGAGCGCGAAATCGCCGATCAAATCCTGAACCTTCTTTCCGGTCTCGCGCCCGATGACGCCAAGCGTGTCTTGGCGCACGTCCAGGGAGAACTCGGCGATCACGACGATGGAGACACGTACTACAGCCGCGGCATCGCTGGCCCGCTGGGCAAGCTGACCCAGGAAGTGAAATCGCGCATCGATGAGCACACGCACTCGCTGTTCATCCAGCAGTGCGCCATGCGTGGCACTGACGTGAGCCACGAGGTACGCAACTGCGTTTACGCCCTCGTTCACGGCAAGAGCTACGACCAGATGGTGATGGAAAAGGTGAACCATGACGCGAAGCGTACCGAAGCCTTGGTGAAGCTCATAGGGCCGATTTGTGCCACCGAATACGGAGGTGCAACCCGTGGCTGACGCGATCCGCTCCCTAACCCCTGAAGTGCTGCGCGCCAAAGCCCGCGAGGCGGCAGAGCAGGGCATCCCACTGGCCGAGGCCAACCACCACGAGCCCGGCACCGCGCTGTGGCTCCAGTTCAACTCGGCCTACCTGCAGGCGGCCAACACCGCTTGCGAGGTAGCCTGATGACGTCGCCTGTCCCATTCATCACCCGCACCCGCATGGCGCGCAAGCTGGGCCAGGAGGCCGCTGCGCGCGCGGAGGACCGGGCCAACGCGGCAGAGCCCAGCTTTTCCGACCGCGCGCTGGAGCATATCCGTCAGACCATGGCAGCAGCGGTGCCTGATGCCCGCCTGCGCGGAGAGGACATCGTGAATGCCGCCAAGGTGGCCGGCATCCGGCCGCCGGACGACCGAGCTTTCGGAGCGGTGTTCAGTAAGGCCATCCGCCTGGGCTACATCGATCCCGTTGGCTTCGCGCCCCGGGTGAAGGGGCACGGGACGGCTGGTGGGCGCGTGTATGCGCCGGGGGCGGCGTTCGCATGACGCAACAACTCCCGGCGCCCCTGACGCCGCGCGACTGCGACCTCACCGACTTCCAGTACATGGAGCTGGACGTGCGGCGCCTGCGCGACTCGAAATTCGCATCGACGCCCAACGGCGACGCATTCCGCGCCGGGCTCATGCTGTGGTGTGCAGCGTGGCACCAGATTCCCGCCGCATCCTTGCCTGATGACGATGTGGAGCTGGCCAACCTGGCCGGTTACGGCCGCATGCCAATTTCCGTGAAGGAATGGAAGAAGGTGCGTGCCGAGGCGCTCTACGGGTTCGTGAAGTGCTCCGATGGCCGCCTGTACCACCCCGTCATTGCCGAGAAGGCCGTGGCCGCGTTCGCATCCAAGAACAAGTACGCCTACGACAAGTATTGCGACCGCCTGCGGAAAGAGAACGCGAAGCGCACGAAAGAGGGCAAGCCCGCGTTTGGAATTCCTTCGCAGGAGCTGTGGAATTCCGGCGCCTACCCCCACGGAATTCCCCCGGAAGACGGGCGAATTCCGCCGGAAAACGCTCAAGCATCCAACGGAAAAGCGCCGGAAAACGCTCTTAGAGGGAACAGAACAGAACAGAACGGAGATGGAACAGAACCTTATTCCGTTACTGACGTAACGGGCGGCGTTGCCGCCAAGTCGGCCGCCGAGCTGACGAAGGACGAACTCTGGAAGGCCGGGAAGTCGCTGCTCAGCCAGGCCGGACTGCCAGCCGCGCAATGCGGTTCGTTCGTCGGGCGGCTCGTGAAGGACTTTGGCGACCAGATCGTGGTCGAGGCCGTGCGGGCCGCCGTGGTGACCCGCCCGGCCGACCCCGTGGAATACCTCAAGGCCACCTGCATGCGCGCCGCCGGCCAGCGCGCCGCCCCCAACCGGCAGGAAGCGCTGGAGCAGCGCAATCGCAACGTGGCCAGCACCTGGGCCGCAGAAGGAGCCCCCCATGCAGCCGTCTGACCGCGCGCCGTTCGCGCAGCTCATCACCGACGTGCTGGCGTACTACCGCCAGGACGCCAGCCGTTTTGTGCTCGACCTGTGGTGGAACGCCTGCCAGGGCTTCGACCTGGAGCAGATTCGCGCCGCGATCCAGCGCCACTGCACGGACCCGGAGCGCGGGCAGTTCGCGCCGAAGGTGGCGGACCTGGCCCGCATCCTGCAGGGCACGACGACCGACCGCGCGGCGCTGGCATGGGGCAAGGTGCACGAGGCCATGGGCAGCGTGGGGGCCTACACCGACGTGGTTTTCGATGACCCGGCCATCCATGCCGTGGTCGAAGACCTGGGCGGCTGGCCGAAGGTGTGTCGCACGGCGCTGGACGAGCTGGGCTACCTGCAGCACCGCTTCTGCGAGGCCCACCGTGCCTACACCGGCCGTGGTCAGTTCGACTACCCCCGCCGCCTGATGGGCGACCGCAGCCCGGACAGCGAGTACAAGAAATCCGGCCTGCCGCTGCCCAAGCCGGCGCTGGTGGGCGACGCGGAGCGCGCCTATCAGGTGTTCCAGCAGGGCAATGCCGCCGGGAAGACGGCGATCAGCTACCAGGCGCTGCAGGCCATTGAGGCCGCGCCAGCCGGGCTTCTGCCTGCGAACTCCGAGGGGAAAGCGGCATGAAAAACCTCGAAGACATCCGCCAGCGCTGCGTCATCACCGAAGACGGCCACTGGCTGTGGCGCGGCGCTTTGACAGCAGAAGGCCGCCCGCGCATCCACGCCCCGGACTACACCAACGGCGGCGTGATGAAGCCTCAGTGCGGCACGCGTGCGGTGTGGCACTGCTCGACCGGCAAGGCGATCCCGAAAGGGTGGCGCGCCTACGGAACCTGCGACGAGAAGGCTTGCTGCAATCCCGCGCACGTCAAGTGCACGAGCGAAGCCGACTTCGGCGCCTGGCTGCGCCGCACAGGGAAGTACAAGGGCGACGTGCGCCGCATTCTGGCCAACCGTGCCACGGCGCGAAGCCGATCGGTTTTGTCGCCCGAGCGCATCGCGTACATCCTGGTCAGCCCGAAGACGGGAGCAGAGCTGGCGGTTGAGCTTGGGATCAGCGAGCAGACCGTCAGCAAGGCGCGCCGGGGTGACGTTGTTGTTTTCCAGGGCGCAGGCCTGTTCTCTGGGCTCATGGCCGCGAACCAGGCGGGGAGGGCGCGCGCATGACCGCTGATCTCGACCTGCAGCGCCACCAGTGCGAGGTGCGCACGCTCATTCGCGCCAGGGCAGAGCCCGGCCGTGGCCAGGAGTGGGTGCGCGAGTACCTGCGCTCCCCGAAGGTCGCTGGCCGGCGCGCCGCGCTGGTCCGCGACATCAAGGATCAGCTCGACAAGGGCAGTGACGGCAGGGAGGGCGTATGGCTCTGACCTTTGGCACCGCAGGCATGCGGCTGTGCCCCGTCTGCAGGCTTCGATTCGTCCCGCGCACGGCCCATCAGACGGCGTGCACGGCGCGCTGCTGGATAGCCGCGTGGTCCAAGCGCGTGAAGGGAGGCAAGGCATGCGCATAACGCTCCCATGGCCCCCGAAAGAGCTGAGCCCCAACGCGCGGCAGCACTGGTCGAAGCTGGCCAGGGCCAAGAAGGCGTACCGGGCAGCCTGCGCCTGGACGGCAAAGGAGCAGGGCGCCAAGCCCATCACGGCCGAGCGCCTGCATGTGTCCCTGGTGTTCTACCCGCCGCACCGCCGAGCCTTCGACCTGGACAACATGCTTGCGCGCATGAAAAGTGGCCTGGATGGTTTGGCCGATGTGCTGGGGGTGGATGACAAGCACTGGACCCTGACGATCACCAAGGCTGACGAGGTGGGCGGCATGGTCCGGGTGGAGGTGTGCCATGACTGAACTCGCGCTGCGCGCAGCCTGGAACGAGCCGGTGCAGGCACGACAGCACTTCCAGACCGTGCTCGCCCCCTGGTGCAAGTCCATGTGGGCGGCCGGCCACCGGCTCCACGTCGAGGTGCGATTGCACGAGGACGCGAAGACCGACCGCCAACGCCGCTACTACCACGGCGTGGTGCTCAAGACCATCGCCCAGCAGGCCCGGCCGCACGGCCAGCAGTTCCCGCTGGCGGTGTGGAAGGAGCACTTCCGCGCCGAGTACCTGGGCCACAAGACCGTGACCACCAAGAACCCGCTGACGGGCAAGAAGGTGCGCCGCCGCCAGCGCGTGAGCACGGAAGACCTGGGCGTGAAGGGCTACAGCCAGCTCATCGACCGCGTGAGCGCCTTCGCGGCGACCGAACTTGGCGTGAGCTTCCCGGCCAGCTTCGACCAGTGGGAGCGCATGGAGGTAGACCCGGACACGGGGGAAATCATCGGGGGGCTGCAGGGATGACGGCCCGCAAGTGCATCTTCTGCGGCGGCAAGGCTGAACTGCTGTGCGACTCCTGGATAGGCTGGGAGCGCAAGCGCGGCCAACTGGCCACAGAGGCGCCAAACCTGCTCACCAGTCCGGCCTGGGGTGTCCCGATGCGCTACCGGCTGGTTCACACCTGTGATGCGCCGCTCTGCCAGGCGTGCGCAACCCCAGCCGGCACATTCCATGTCCGATTGCGCAACCAGGGCAGCTTTCACGAGAGCATCGACTACTGCCCTGGGCATGGTCGAGGCGACAGCCGCGCGGAGATTTCAGGGCTGCAGGCCGAGGCGTTCCGCGCACGGTGGCGCAGGCAGGCCCAGCAGAGCCGAGAGCGCGCGGCGCCTGCATCGGCTCAGTACGGGCTGTTCACTGGGCTGCTCACATGATGCGCCGCACCCCCATGAAGCGCACGCAGTTCAAGCGCGCCGCACCCTCCGCAAAATCGCAGTCAAACCAAGCCAAAGCGCTTGCCAGTAAAGCGCTGATAGCTATAAAAGCAATAGCGCCATTGCGCGCCGGAACCTACGCCGCGCCCACCGCGCTGGCCGCCGCCATCCCCAAGGCCGCCCCGGTGCGCAGCGAGAAGTACCGCCGCGCCGTGGCCAGCCTGCCGTGCGTGATCTGCGGTGTGCCCGGGTATTCCCAGGCCGCGCATGGTTCGGAGGGGAAAGGCATGGCCTTGAAGGCCTGCGACCTCACGCTGTTCCCGGCCTGCTGCGACCGACCGGGCGTGCAGGGCTGCCACTCCAAGCTGGACCAGGGCGCGCTGTTCACCAAGGCCGCGCGCCGCGAGCTGGAGCCCGCCTGGGCAGCCGACACCCAGCGCCGTATCCAGGCCCTGGGACTGTGGCCGAAAAACATGCAAAAACCTGCTCAGGCGCTTTGCCAATAAGCGCTGTCAGCTATCAATTTGATAACAAGAGCCGCCACCGATGACCCTTCCACCCACCACGGAGCCCACCATGACCGCAGAAGTCAGCACTGCGCCGCCCAAGGCCATCCCCAGCACGGAGCGGGTGCTCGACGCCGTGCGCGATCTGCGCGCCATGGGTCAGATCGCCACGCGCGACACGGTGGCGGAACTCACGGGGCTCAAGCTGTCCATCGTGGATGACCGCCTGCGCGCCCTGGTTGATGACGGGCTGCTCAAGCGCCTGCTGCGCGGCATCTATGAGCTGGTGGAAACCTACGCGCCGCCGCGCAACATCAGCAAGACCATTCTGGACAGCGGGCATGTCTTGATTGAAATCACCGGCCGCCCCGGCATCGAGGACGTGATCTTGCACTTGACGCCGTGCGAGGACCGCGCGCTGGCCCAACTCAGCGTTGGTGCAGCCGGCCAGGCCATCCTCATCAACAGCACGAACCAGCACCTGTTCCTGGCCACTGAGCTGGCCGCGAAGGTGGAACGCCAGGAGCGCGAGCTGAAGTCCATGCGTGAGCTGCTGCGCGAGAAGCTGGACGCGCGCCAGCTGAACCTGCTGGGCGCGAACGGGCTGGAGGACGCTGAAATTCGTGAAGGGAGCAAGCCATGAATGCACTGATGACCCTGGCGGCCCAGCCGCTGACCATGAGCACGCGCGAGATTGCCGCGCTGACGGGCAAGGAGCATCGCAACGTGTTGCGCGATGCGCGCGTCATGCTCGCGGAATTGCACGGCGCAGCGGGGGTGCTCAGTTTTGAGCAGACCTACCGTGACCCGCAGAACGGGCAGCAATACCCCATCATGGCGCTGCCCAAGCGGGAAACCCTGATCCTGGTGTCTGGCTACAACCTCGCCATGCGCGCCCGAATCATCGACCGCTGGCAGGAGCTGGAGGACGGGAAGCGCCCCGACATGGAGAGCGAGGAAGGAAAGTTGCTGCTGATCCAGGAAATGTGCATGCAGCAGCTCGTGCTGGTGCGCGAGAACAAGCGCCAGCAGGCCGCGCTGGAGGCCGCCCGCCCCAAAGTGGTCTACGCCGATGCGATGCTGAACGCCGATGGCACGGTCCTGGTGCGCGACGCGGCAAAGACCCTGGGCGTACCGGTGCGCAAGCTGGAGAAGGCCCTGCGCGAGAAGGGAGTGATCCTGCCCGACAACGCCCCGGCCGCGCGCTACGTGGCCCAGGGCTATTTCAAGGAAGCCGTGCACAGCTTCGACACGAACACGCGCGGGCGCCAGATGAGCCGCGTTGCCCGGGTGACGGGGCGCGGCCTGGAGTTCCTGCGCCGTTTCGTTGAGCGCCACGCGGAGCTGTTCATGCCCACGCCGCGCGCACGGGCGGCAGGCTAGGACTCTGTGGGCGGTGGCTTGGCGCGGTCCACGAGCTTGCGCAGCCACCCGATGCCGTAGTCATCAATCTTCTTCCATTGCGCTGGTGTCAGCCGGATGGAGCGCTGTTCCAGGCGCTCATCCTCTGGCACGGGAGGGCGGCCGCGCGGCCGCTTCGGTTGTGGTGTTTCCATGGCGAACATTCTAGCCGTTTTGTGTGATTCAACAAACACAATAAAAGAATCACAAAAATGCTTGCGTCAGCGGATTAAATGAATCACAATAAATCATCCAAACACGAAGGAGCCCCGAAATGTCCGAAGTCGCAACCCCCCGCCTCACCGCCCAGCAGCTGCTGGCCAGCATCAAGAACCAGGCCCGCCGCGCCGTGTACGACGAGCGCGACGACAGCGTGCACTTCGAGCAGCACCACTACGTGAAGGACGAGGCCATCCGCCAGCGCATCCTGATCGAGCGCGCCATCATCCGCCGCGCCGTGCGGGACATCCTGGCAGCGCACGATGGCGCCTACTGCATCAGCGTGTACGACGGCGAGGAATACCCCGTGAAGCGCTCGCGCGACCTCGACAAGATCATGGCCGAGGTAGGCCAGTGTGACGAGGAAATGTTGTACGTGCGCCATGTGGAAAAGGAAGGCGTGACCGGCGCCCGGGTTGGCGGCATCTATCTGGTCTACGGCAATGACGGCTGGGACGTGATCGCCGACCACACCGACAGCCCCCTCATGCACGAGCTGCTGACCGATGCCAACAATCTGGCCGATGTGCTGGGCAACCTGCTGTAAGGAGCGCCGCCATGAACCAAACCAAGATTCTCACCAAGGCCCAGGCCGAGGCCGTCTATAGCGCCATGTGCGCGCTGAACAATGTGAGCTTTCGGGCCTGCGACCTGAGTTTCGATAAAGCCATCGTCAAGCAGGCATTCAACGGGGCGATCAGTGTGATCGGAGTCATCGGTGACGATGAGCACTACGACAGCCAAGTCGCCTTCGCCACCGCCTACGGCCTGCAGCAAGGGTGATCGCCATGAACCGCACCCAATACCGCACAGCCCGCCGCATGCTCCGCGAGAACGGCCGCTACGCCTTGCGTTGGCTGGACGCCAAGGCCCGCCCCGTCATGGAGCACCTGCTGTTCAACGTGCAGGACGCCCAGGACTGGCTGGCCGAGCGTGCCGACATCGTGGGCTATTGCCGCCGCGAGGGCCTGAACTGCAATCCACGCCTGACCGGGCGCCTGTAAGGAGACACGATGAACGCCGCCCACAGCATCGACGCCCCCGTGTACCTGGTGGCCCCTGCCCAGCAGGACGACGACAGCATCATCGCCCGCGCCCTGGCCATCCTGGCAGCGCGCATCAAGGGCGGCCCCCTGATGGGCAGCCCCCGCGAGGTGCGGGAGTATCTGACCGTGCAGGCCGCAAAGCACGACGGCCGCGAGGTGTTCAGCGTGCTGTTCCTCGATGCGCAGAACCGGGCCATCGAGTTCCGCGAGTTGTTCTACGGCACCCTGACGCAGACCAGCGTGTACCCGCGTGAAGTGGTGCGCGCTGCCCTGGACCTCAAGGCAGCAGCAATCATCCTCACCCACAACCACCCGAGCGGGAGCACCCAGCCCAGCCGGGCCGACGAGCAACTGACAAGCACCCTCAAGTCTGCGCTGGCCCTGGTGGACGTGCGCGTGCTGGACCACATCATCACCGCAGGCGGAGAGAGCCTGAGAATGGCCGAGAAGGGCCTGATCTAAGGAGCACACCATGAACACGACCCCATTCCCCAACCTGTTCAACGCTGCCCGCGAGATGATTGCGGAGCGCCTGGAGATAATCCGCAACGACAAGCACGGGTTCTACACCCAGGAAGACCTGGAATCTGCCGAGCGCGAGCAGGCGCTGATTGAGCAGGAGATCGCGGCCGTGCTGGAACTGCAGGCCATAGCCGCCACAGACACCACAGTGAAGCGCCCAGCATAGGGTTAGGCCATTCCCCCATGCCCCGGAACACTCCCGGGCATGGCCACTTCCCCCCAGGGCAAGAAGCCCGCACCCCGCAAGACCCCGCCGAAGCCAGCCGCCTCGCCTGTAGCCCGTAAGAAGGCCGCAGGCAAAGCCGCGCCTGCGCCGAAGGCTCCCCCCGCACCAGCGAAGAAGGCGCCGGCCAAGAAGGCGCCAGCGCCCCGCGTGAAGGCCGCAGCGCCAGTGAAGCGCGTGAAGGGCGCCGAGCGGAAGAAGGCGCCAGCACGCCCAGCACCAGCACCGGCAGAGCCGTCCAAGGTCGATGCCCGCGAGAGTGCCTTGACGGAAAAGCAGCAGCGCTTTGTCGAGGAATACATGGTGGACCTGAACGCCACCCAGGCCGCGATCCGTGCCGGGTACAGCGCGAACACCGCAGCGGAGCAGGGCTACGACCACCTCAGAAAACCTCAGATTCAGCTCGCCATTGCGCAAGCCCGCCGAGAGCAGCAGGCGCGCACCGCCATCACGGCAGACCTGGTGCTGATGCGGATCGCCGATATCGCACTGGCCGACCCGCGCGAGCTGGTGGAGGTGAAAACCGGCTGCTGCCGCTGTTGCTATGGCGAGGGCCACAAGTTCCAGCGCACCGTGGGCGAGATGAACCGCGACCGCGAGTTGTGGATCGACAAGGGTAAGAACCCAGCAGAGTTCGATCACGCTGGCGGCATCGGCTTCAACCCCTTGCTGCTGCCGGTGCATGACTGCCCGGAGTGCGGAGGCGATGGCCAGGCGCGCACCGTGCTCAAGGACACCCGCAACCTGAGCGCACGCGCTGCCGCGCTGTATGCCGGCGCCAAGCAGACCAAGTACGGCATTGAGGTGCTGACGCTTTCGCAAATGGACGCGCTGGAGAAGCTGGCGAAGTACGTTGGGCTCTACGAGAAGGACAACCAGCAGAAGACCGACCCGCTCGCATCGCTGCTGCACCGCATTGCCGCCGGCAACGGCAATGGCTTCAAGCCCGTAGCCGACGATCCCGAGGCGCCGCCAGCGTCTGGAACCAACTCCATCCTGCCACGGAGCGATGTAGATGGCGGCGCGTAAGCAGCCTATCGCCGAACGGGCGGACGCAGGCACCCTGGAGGAGGACGATGGCGTCCTGGATGTCGAGTCCGGGCGCGCCGTCGATGAACAGCTGGTCCACCGATGGGACAAGCCGCGCCGCCGCGCGCGTGGTGGGCCACACATCGCCGCGCACCCGTCCGTCCTGCCCGCAGACGAAGCAGAGCTCGAGCGCTGCCTGCGTGACCCGGAGTGGCGGCTGTTCAGCGGCTGCCTGTACCAGATCATCGTCAAGGGCGAGCCGATCAAGAACGAGCAGGGCGAGACGGTGGAGGAGGGCGAATCGTTCGTCATGCCGTTCAAGCCCAACCGCGCCCAGCGCCGGTTCATCCTGCGCCTTTGGCACCGCAACCTGATCCTGAAGGCGCGCCAGCTCGGCTTCACCACCCTGATCGCCATCATGTGGCTAGACCACGCACTGTTCAACGGCAACCAGCGTTGCGGGATGATCGCCCAGGACCGGGAGACGGCAGAGGCCATCTTCCGCGACAAGGTTGTATTCGCCTACGACCACCTGCCCGAGGAGATACGCCAGCGCTTTCCGCTCGCGCGCGCCAGCACCAAGGAGCTGCTGTTTGCCCACAACAACAGCAGCTTGCGTGTGGCCACCTCGGTACGCGGCGGCACGATCCACCGGCTGCACGTCAGCGAGTTTGGCAAGATCTGCGCGAAGTTTCCGCACAAGGCCGTGGAGGTGGTCACGGGATCGTTCCAAGCGGTGCCTCTGTCCGGGATCATCGTGGTGGAAAGCACGGCCGAAGGTCAGGACGGCGAGTTCTACAAGATGTGCCAGCGCGCTCAGGCGCTGGTTTCCGGCAAGGGACGGCTGACGGCCTCCCAATACCGCTTCCACTTCTACGCCTGGTGGCAGGACCCGTCCTACCGGATGGACGCGGCCAGCGTGACTATCAGCCGGGAGCAGCACGACTACTTCGATGAGGTCGAGCAGCTGATGGGCTGCACCATCGACTCAGGGCAGCGGGCCTGGTATGTCGAGAAGCTGAACAACGATTTCGCGGGGGCCGAGGACCAGATGTGGCGGGAATACCCGTCCACGCCCCAGGAGGCTTTCCAGCAGTCCACCAAGGGCAACTACTACGCAGCGCAGTTGGTGCTGGTGCGCAAGCGCGGCGGTATCACCACGCTGCCCGTGCTCGATGCGCCTGTGTTCACGTTCTGGGACATCGGGGCGAGCGACGGCACCGCCATCTGGTTCATGCAGCTCGTGCAGGACGGCGGGCGGGATCATTTCATCGACTACTACGAGGAGCACGATGAGGATCTACGGCACTACGCCGCCGAGCTCCAGAAGCGGGGCTACATCTACGGTGGCCACTTCCTGCCCCATGACGCCGACCACAAGAAGCTGGGTGACTACAACAAGTCTGTGAAGGAGCAGCTGCAGGGGCTTCTGCCCGGGCACAAGTTCTTCATCGTGCCCCGTGTCACCGAGCTGATGACTGGGGTTCACACCACCCGCAAGCACTTCAAGTCTGCCTGGTTCGACCTGGAGGGGACCAAGCATGGGGTGGAGCGCCTGGCGCACTACAAGAAGAAGTACAGCACGGCCGAGGCGCGATACCTCGATTCCACCCCCGACAAGAGCAACGGCTGCAGCGAAGGCGCAGACGCATTCCGCCAGTGGGCCCAGGCCAAGGAGCTGAACCTGCTGGCATCCATGAGCGACCAGGGCGGCTATGTCGAGGCACCCGCACCTGTCTGTTACTGAGGACGAAACCATGACTACCACCCAGATCAACGACGCAATCGACCCCGTGGACACGCCCGATGGTGACGTGCCACTGTCGCTGGCCGAGTACCGCGACATCCACGAGGAGATCGAACACCAGCCGAAGGAATGGCGCCGACACGCGGATAGGGAGATGGACTATGCCGAAGGCAATCAGCTCAAGACCGAACTGCTGCAGGCACAGCAGGCGCTGGGCATCCCTCCGTCGATGGAGAACCTTATTGGTGCGGCACTGGAAGGCATCCGTGGGTTTGAGGAGGCCACGCGCACGGACTGGCGTGTAACGCCCAATGGGCAGCCAGGCGGGCAGGACGTGGCGGATGCGCTGAGCTTCAAGTTGAACGAGGCTGAGCGCAACAGCCGTGCCGATGACGCCTGCTCCAAGGCCTTCTATCCTCAGATCGGGGTTGGCATGGGCTGGGTCGAGGTGTCGCGCAGCGATGACCCATTCGGCTACCCCTACCAGTGCATTGCGATCAACCGCAATGAGATCCACTGGGACATGAGCGATCCGACCGATGATCTGCTTCTGCGCAATCGGTGGCTGCGCCGCCAGCGCTGGCTGCATCCTTCGCGCCTCGCGAGGGTTTTCCCAGAACACAAGGAGCTGATCCGCCGCTTCGGCAAGTCCGGCACGGCCTGGTGGAGCGAGTACGACGGTTCTGACTTGGGCGGCGCAAGTACGGGCCTCAATCGGGCATTTGACGTGGCGCGCGAGTGGACCACAGCCGAGGACCGCTGGTTCAACCCGTTCAACAAGGAGGTGTGCACCACGGAGCTTTGGTACAGGCGCTGGACGGATGTGATCGTGCTCAAGAGCCCGGATGGTCGTGTGGTCGAGTACGACGGAAACAATCACGCGCATGTGCATGCCATCGCCAACAACCTGGTGCAGTTCCGCCGCGCCACTGTGGCCAAGATTCGCCGTTCCTACTGGCTTGGACCGCACGTTCTCTTCGACGGCCCGACGCCCTACGCGCACCGGTTCTTCCCATACGTCCCGTTCTGGGGCTTCCGCGAGGACAACACCAACGTGCCTTTCGGGTACATCCGCAACATGCTCTATCAGCAGGACACGCTGAACTCGGGCAACTCGCGACTGCGCTGGGGCATGTCGGCGTTTCGCACTACGCGCACCAAGGGTGCTGTGGCCATGACCGATGACCAGTTCCGCCGCACCGTGGGGCGGCTGGATGCTGACGTGGTACTGGACCCCGCCCACATGGCGCAGGCTGGCGCCACATTCAAGGTGGAGCGCGACTACCAGATGAACGCCCAGCAACTGGAGATGCTGGCCAATGCCCGCCAGGCCATCGAGCGCGTGAACCCGGCGGCCGCCGCCGCGTTCTCTGGTCGTCGTGGGACGGCCACCAGTGGCGTGCAAGAAGACACGCAGGTGGCGCAGGCCAACCAGTCTCTGGCGCACATGATGGGCAACTTCAAGCGTGGACGCACCCAGGTAGGTGAGTTGCTGCTGTCGATGGTGGTTCAGGATCTGGGCACCGAGCAGCACACCATTGTCATTGAGGGAGATGCCGTGCGCGAAGACCGCGTGGTGACTATCAACAAGCCCGAAGTGGACCCAGACAACGGCATCCCGTACCTGTCGAATGACCTGCAGCGCACGCGCTTGATGGTGTCGCTTGAAGACGTGCCCAGCACGCCCAGCTTTCGTGGTCAGCAGCTCAACGCCATGTCGGAAACGATCAAGTCCCTGCCACCCCAGTTCCAGGCGGCGGCCATGCCGTTCATGGCTTCCCTCATGAATGTGCCGTTCAAGCGGGAACTTGTGGAGGCGCTGCGCGCGGCCAGCGATCAGGAGTCGCCGGAGCAAGTCGAACAGCGCATCAAGCAGGCGGTGCAGGACGCACTCAAGCAGGCGGGCAATGACCTCAAGGCGCGCGAGCTGGATATGAAGGAGCGTCTTACCGAGGCCCAGATCAAGCAGATCATGGCCCAGGCGGTGCAGACCGGCGTGCAGGCGGCATTCAGTGCAATGCAAGGCGGTGCGCAGGTGGCGCAGATGCCGATGATTGCCCCCATTGCCGACGCGATCATGCAAGGGGCCGGCTATCAGCGGCCCACCCCCGGCGGCGACGATCCGAATTTTCCGACCCCGGGCACTACGGCGGCGATGAACATCAAGCACCCATACATCCAGGACGGCGGCGCTGCGGCGGCGGTTCCTGAGCCAGAGGCTGATGCGGCTCCAGAGGTGCGGGCGAATACCAGCCCGGCATTCCCGCCAGTGCCGCAGGACGCAGGGCAGGGTTTGGATGGCATCGAAACGCCGGCCGTGACAGACAACCTGGCGTGAGCACAGCATAGGGCGCGGCGATCTGGCCCGGCGGGATGACTATGGGAATTCCCCGCCAACGACTAGGGGTTCCGCCGCAGCAACGGCACCCACACTGGAGTATTGCCATGTCCCGTTCCCTTATCGCCATCGCCCTCATTGCCGCTGCCGGCGCATTCGCTTCCGTCGCCATCGCCTCGCGCGATTGCGTGGTGTCCGCCGTGCACCGCGCCTGGGATTTCGTGCTCGATTGCGTCGCGCCCCAGGCCCGCGAGCAGCCCGTTGCTGTGAGCGACCGCAATCCGAGCGTTCTGCTGGTGGCAGCCAAGGCATTCGCCCTGCGCCTGGGCAAGCGTGAGCGCCCCCGCGTGACGCCGATGTGGCGCATGTGCCCGTCCACCTGACCGCGCCAGCGCCACCCGATAGAGCCGCCACCGAGGCGGCTTTTTCATGCCGGCCCGGTATAGGGCAGAGGGATTTCGCTGCCCGCTTTGACACTTCACTCCAAGCGATTGCGCGCAGGTGCAACGCGAAGCCCAGGGCGCGAAAGCGCTATGGATTCAAGAGCAGATGGCGCAATTCCCAAGGGGGTTGCACCGTCTTGCTGGCCCCATGCGGCCACGGCGATATGTGGCGGGACAGGCATGACGACATCACAAGAGAGTTTCTACGGCGGCATCAGCGGTCCTCTGACTGCGGAGCAGGCACTCCAGGCTTTGGCCATGGAGGATACGGGCGATACCACGACCGCAGGCGCGGCCGAGGAACCCGGTGGCGCGCCCACGACCACCACTGCACCTGGCACCACGACTACTGCAGCCGACACCACGACCGAACAGAAGCAGGGCGATCCTGCGGCAAACCAATCCGGCGGCGCTCAAGCCATTCCCGAAGACCAGCAGACCGCGGCGAACACCGTGATCCTGGCAAAGGACGGCAAGCACACCATCGGCTTCGAGAAGCTGCAGGAGGCCCGGCAACAGCGCGACGAGTTCAAAGCCGCAGCAGACAGCGCCCAGCAACAGCTGGCAGCGCTGCAGGCTGCAGCCCAGGGCCGAGTGGACGCAGGTCAGGCGCCGACCAAGACCGACAACATGGCCGCGACTGCAGCTGCGGCCATCGACGCGGGCGCGGATGTGAGCCTGTTCGGCGACTTCTCCGAGGCGGCGCTGGCAGATGGCATTTCCAAGCTGGTTGCTCAGCAAGTAGCGGCTCAGGTCCAAGCCCAAGTGGCCAAGGCTGTTGAGCCGATGCAGGCGAAGCACCAGCAGGACGCGACATCCTCGCACTACGGGGCCATCTACGAGGCGCACCCCAATGCGGATTCCATGGTTCAGAGCCAGGAGTTCAAGGCGTGGGTTGACGCGCACCCGAGCGCTGTCCGCAATGCCTATTGGGATCTGTTCGACGGTCAGAAGGGCGGCACCAGCGCCCAGATCGTGGAGGTGTTCGATGCCTTCAAGGCAGCGACGACGAAACCCTCACCTCAACCCGCCGCGGACGCCAAGACCGCGGCAAAAGCGGCCACGGATGGCGCGCGCACCGAACCCCCTTCGAGCCTGTCCAGCATTCCTGGCGGGCGCGCAAGCGGCACCTCGGCGCTCGATGCCACTGCGGACATGAGCGGCCCAGAAATGATGCAGGCAACGGCAGGAATGTCGCCCGCTCAGATCGAGGCCTGGCTGAACAAGCAAATCTGAGGAGATTGACGTGGATACCAAGACCAACGTCCCCTACGGCGCCCAGGGCGCCATGATCCAGCAGGCCGTGGGCGTGTTCCATACCTGCACCCAGCGCAACACGCAAATGCGTCACCTGACGGGCGATATGCCAAAGGTCGATGCTGCTGTGGCCGCTGCCAAGGGCAACCAGTCGAAGACCTCCATGCCCATCGTGCGGGCCGACAACCTCACGAAGAACAAGGGTGACGAGGTGACCTTCCACCTGGACAACCCAATCGGCGCGTACCCGATCATGGGTAGCGAGCACGCCGAGGGCCGCGGCACGGGCATGTCCTATTCCGAGGACAAGCTGCGCGTGAGCCAGGCGCGGTTCCCCATCGACATGGGTAACACCATGACGCAGATCCGCAGCCCGTTCGACATGCGCCGCATGGGCCGCCCCAAGGCCCAGAAGCTGATGAACCAGTACATGGACCAGTCCATCCAGGTGCACCTGGCTGGCGCGCGCGGCTTCCACGACCACAAGATCGAGTGGACGGTTCCTGTGGCATCCCACCCCAAGTTCGCCGACATCATGGTGAATCGGGTGAAGGCGCCCACCAAGAACCGTCACCTCGTCGCAGGCGGCGGCACTATTGGCGAGCTCAAGGTGAACGCGGGCGAGCTGGTCATTTCCACCACGGATGCACTGTCCATGGACGTGCTGGATTCCGTGCGCGAATGGGGCGACACCGTGGCGCTGCCTCCACCTCCCGTGGAATTCGACAACGACCAGGCCGCGACCGACAGCCCGATCCGCGTGTTCATGGCCTCTGCCGCGCAGTACAGCCAGTTCGCTACGGACCCGGCATTCCGCGCGTTCCAGGCCAATGCACATGCCCGTGCCCGCCTTGCCAAGGACCACCCGCTGTTCCTGGGCGACGCCGGTCTGTGGAACGGCATCTTGATCATCAAGAACCCGAAGCCCATCCGCTTCTACGCTGGCGATGCGATCAAGTATTGCGCCGCCTATGACAGCGAGGCTGAATCGTCTTGCCTGGTGCCTGCGGCGTTCGGCGACCAGTTCGCGGTGGACCGCGGCCTGCTGCTGGGTGGACAGGCCTTGGCCCAAGCGTTCGGTGCTTCCGAGCACTCGGGCATCCCCTTCTTCTGGAGCGAAGAGAAGGGCGATCACGGCGACAAGATGGAAATCCTGATCGGCGCAATTCTGGGCATGTCGAAGATCCGCTTCGCGGTGGACCACGGCGACCACAAGGAATTCACGGACCACGGCGTGACCGTCGTGGATACCGCCGTGAAGATCATGAAGCCCCGCTTCTGACGCCCCAGGGGCCGGCACCAGCCGGTGCTGGCCCTGATCCCACTTCACTCAATTTCTGGAGGCAGACATGCCCACCATCACGAAGAAGCATATCGGCGATCAGCAGTTCGGCGGCTTCACGCCCTACGGCAACATCACCAACTACCGCGCCACGCTGCAGACCACTGCAACGGGGGCCGTGGCCGATTCCGACTCGAGCGCCCAGGCGGCCGTCAACGATGTCATCCGCCTGCAGAAGATGCCCGCGGGCTACGAGCTGCAGGACGCTCAGATCATCATTTCCGACCACTTCGGTGCCGGTGTAACGGGTTCCCTGGGCTTCCTGTACGCCGATGGCGTGGACTCCAGCGACGTGGCGCAGGACGCTGCCTATTTTGGCGCCGGCCTTGTGCTGAGCGCTGCGGCCCGCCTGCGCACCGCGAGCTCCAAGGTACCGGTGAAGCTCCCCAAGGAAGCGTATCTGGTGCTGACGGTCACGGGCGCTGCGGTGGCGGAAGTTGGCCGTGCCGACTTCATCGTCAGCGGCGAACGCTTCGGTCCGAAGTAATCGGCCATGCCGTAGGCGGACGGGGACTTGCGCCCCGTCCATCACGCCACATCACCAGGAACTGCCATGACCAAGATCCAGGGCATCGCCGTGACCTACACCGGCCGCGACGATCCTTTCATTGACCGCATCTACCGCTCGGGCCTCACGTTCACCAACGGCCAGAGCCGCACGGTTCCGCCCACGTTGGCCGAGCGCTTCCTGCGCCACGCCGATGTGTTTGAGCGCACGAAGGGCTCTGCGGAGCTGACCGCAGATGTATCGAATGGCGCCACGAAGGCGCCGCCGAACGAAGTCCTCTCGAAGGACGACACCCAGCAACTGCTGGACGCTGCCCAGAATAACCAGGACGCCCGCCGGGTGGAGGAGGAGGCCCGCTTCGCCTTGCTGGACCAGATCGACAGCATGGACAAGCCCGCTCTCATCACCTGGGCCCAGGATAAGTTCAAGCAGAAGATCCCGGGCAATCTGGGTGAAGCCAAGGTGCGCGAGCGCGTCAAGGCCTTTGTTGACCAGTACGGCATGCCATGACCCTTGAAGACCTGATCCGCCGTTTCCGCGTCCTGGCGGATGACAAGGAGCAACCTGTCTTCTGGCCCGACGAGGTGGTGACGGACTGGCTCAACGACGCCCAGGCGCAGGCCTGCGTGCGCGGGCGCTTGCTGCGCGAGGACGCGAACCCGGTTGTGTGCCAGATCGCGCTCACGCCTGGCCAGCACACCTACAGGCTGCACCCATCGATCTACGAGCTGATCCACCTGCGCATCGAGGGCGCCGGGACCGAGCGCCCGCGCACCATGCACCTGCGTTCGCGCGAGTGGCTGAGCGAGAACGAGCCCGGCTGGCGCACGTTGGACGAGCCCAGCTGCTGGGCCATCCAAGATGACACCACCCTCCGCGTGGTGGGCGCCATCAAGGCCGGCGAGGTGCTGCACCTGGAGTGCCAGCGCCTGCCGCTCAAGCGGCTCGCCAACGACATGGACAAGCCGGAAATCCACGCTGCGCACCACGAGCACCTGATTGATTGGGCTCTGTTCAAGGCGTTCAGCGTGCCGGACGCGGATGCGTTCGACCCGCAGCGCGCAAAGCAGGCCGAAGACGTCTTCACGGCCTACTTCGGCCGCCAGCCCGACAGCGACATGCGCCGCATCACGCGCGAGGACGTGGCGCACCACAACGTGGCCATCCTGCCGTAGGGGCGCGCCGTGGCCACCACCCCGAACAAGCCCCCGCGCATCGGTCCTTTCCCCCTGGGGATGGACAACCGCGTTCCCGACCACAAGCTGAAACTGCCCGAGGGCGGCGGCCACCTATTGCGTGATGCGCTGAACGTGGACGTGACCGCTGGCGGCGGCATCAAGACGCGGAGCGGCTACACCCGTGCCATCGCGGGCACCGACTGCCATTCCCTGTGGGCGCCGCGCGGCGGTGCCTTCGCCCTGTACGTGGACAACGGAGACCTGTACCGCCTGAACACCGACGCCACGCGCGCGCTGATCGCCTCCGGCTTCGGCTGGATGACGCCCGTGCGCTGCGCCGAGGTGAACGAGGCGATCTATTTCACGGACGGCCTGCGCGTGGGCTCCTACCACCCGACCGCAGGCCCAACCCCCGTATGGGCCGACGCGGCGCCGCTGGTGGTGGGCGAGCAGCACCTGGTGCCAATGCCCGCAGGCCAGCACATCGCGCACCACGGCGCGCGGCTGCTGGTGGCGGTGGGCGCGGCGCTGGTCTACAGCGAGCCCTTCACGCCCACGCTGCGCGACCCGGCACGCGGCTTCGAGCTGTTCCCTGCGCCCATCACCTGCCTGGCGGCGGTGGAGGGCGGCGTGTTCGTGGTGGCCGACAAGACCTATTTCCTGCCCGGCGGCCTGCCGGCCCAGGCCGTTCGCGCGGTGCTGGACTACGGCGCCCCCGAGCAGCAGCCCGGCTACCGCGATGACGGCGGCGCCCACTGGATGAGCGCGCGCGGAATTGTCTCGTGCAACGCGGCCGGTGAGCTGGCCAACGTCCAGGAGGCGCGCGTGGCGCTGCAGGCCCAGGGCGCGGCCGCAACGCTTTGGCGCGAGGCGGACGGCATGCAAGCCATCGTGGCCGCGCTGAGCGAGCCCGGAAATACAGGCGCTGGCGTGGGCTCCTACGCCCAGGCCCGCATCGTCAAGAAAGGAACCTGAACATGGAATCCCTGATCCGCCCTGGCTTTGTCTACGACCTTGCCATTCGCTCCAAGGCCGATGGCCGCCTGCTGCACATCGAGCGCTGCACGCCCAACCGCGTACCGCTGGAGGGCTTGAACGACATGGCGAGCGCCTACCTCAAGGGCGGCGTGGCGCCGGCCGGCCTGTTCATCGGGCTGTGGAACGGCTCGCATATCCCCAACGGCACCGAGACGGCCTCCAACCTGGCCTCGATGGTGACGGAAGTCACCAACTACACCCAGGCCGGCCGCCTGCCTCTGGACCTGGGCAGCGTGGCGAATGCCGCGTGCTCCAACGCCGCATCGCTGGCGCGCTTCGACATGCTGGGCGTCGCCAACGTGGCCGGCGCCTTCCTGAGCACCACCCAGGCCAAGGGCTCCGACACCGGAAAGCTGCTGTCCGTGGTGCGCTTCGCCAACCCCCGCCCCGTCGATGAGACGGTGTACCTCGAAGTCCTGTCGGGCTTCCAGTTCGTTTCCCTCTAAGGAGCTTCACCATGGCAATGCACGTTTCCACCGGCCTGCGCAACTACCGGCTTGACACCGGGAGCCTCAAGGCCGCCCTGGCGGGCGGTTTCATCCACGTCTACAACAGCACCATTGCGGACATCCCCGACAGCGCCGACGCGGCCATCGACCCCGCCAAGCACACCAAGCTGCTGACGGTCTACGGCGACGGCATCGCTGACGGCCTGAACCTGGGCGCGGCGAACGCTGGCGCCATCGGCAAAGATCCCGGCGAGAGCTGGGCCGGTACGGTGCTGGCCACGGGCAATGCCGTGTTCTTCCGCTTCGTGGTGCCTGGCGATACCGGCGCGGCGTCCACCACCGAGCGCCGCCTGCAGGGCCGCGTGGGCGTTTCCGGCGCGGAGCTGAATATCAGCTCGCTCGCTCTGACGGCCGGCAATACCCAGGCGATCAACTACATCGCCATCAGCGAGCCCGGTTGATAGGGGCTGCCCGCCATGGAATTGAGCCCGGCAAGCGCCAACCTGCGGTATTTCTCGCTCACCTCGACGTGGGGCGAGGAATCGCCCGGTGGGGGCTGGTGGTTTCGCACCAATGCCCCCGTTGCCGTGAGCCGCGCTGTCGCGGAGGCGGCCATGGGTGGGGAGGGTGTGCGCCCCGTGGTGCAGATCGTGGGTATCGACACCGCGCCCGTGTCTTCCTGGATGGGTGGGCCGCCAGTTCAGGCGGTTGATGTGTCCGAGGGTCCGATTCCACCGCAGTTCATCTACGACGGCGGCGTAGACACGGACCTCTATGAGATTTCCGCGTTCATGTCCTACGACGGCGGCGGCCAGAACACCCCATACGATCCGAGCGGAGGCGCCAGCCGATTCATTATCGAGCTGGAGGGCAACGGCTCGCCAGACTTCGCCGCATGGGTGGATGCCGAGGCGACGAGCGACAGCGCCACCTGGCAGGCCCGGGTGATGGTCGGGCATGACGGCGGCCAGCAGGTCATGATCCTGCGCCCGGAAGCCCCTTTCATGGAAACCTTCCTCACGGG